CGAGGTTCTGGCCTGCTGGCAATGTGGTGATCTCGGTACCTTTACCGCCTTCCCTTCTTGGCAACCAATAATCTTCTAGCATTGTCATGAACTTACGATCATCTTTGATCTCACCAGTGTTGGCGTCGTAGATGGTTCTGTTCTTATGCTTGGCCATCATATCTCTAAGATACTGCTCGGCCTTTAATTTTGGTAAGTTACCTACGTCGATGTAGAAGATCCTTCTTTCAGGAGCTCTACTGATTCGATAGATAACGGTTGCGTCTTCAAGAATTCGTAACTGATTGAGTGGCTTAATTGCTTTGTGTAAATGAGATAGGACCATTTTATTGTCTTCACTCATTAGACCGGAAGTCAAATGTAAGATACTGTCCTTGGCAATCTTAATGCCTTGTGATGTACCTTGAGCGGGATTAGTTGTACCGGCTCCGCTTTTAAAGCCTTTATCGTTAAAGAGAAAATACTCTTGCTTTGTTTGTGTCAATTGGACTCGGTTAGGACCCGTCCCCTGATTTTTCTTTTTGACCTGTCTGACCTTCCTGATCTTTCTTGGGTCGATATATCTAAGTTCTTGGATACCAGCTTGTGGATCCTTTTCGTCTATTAGAACATGGTAATACATTCTTCCATCAATGTACCAATGTCTAAAGATTTCATATGCCTGACGTTCAAAGTACAATAGGTCTTTGACGTTCATGAATTCTATATGGATTTGATCTTTGATCTTTGGAGAGACTTTTAATCTGTCCAAGTTTATTTCACAGGTATGTGAATCTGAATCGTAAACAATGGATTCGTTTACTACATCATCAATAGCATTCTCGCACTCGGGTTGCATTGCCATCTTACGATAACGCGTAACGAGTTCGCCTTCTGTTTTGGATGTTTGTTCAAGATCGATGTATTGACCGTACGCGCCGCCTTCTGCAACGACTACAGCTCCATCATCTTCTTGCTTGTTAACAAAGGAGCCAAGATCTTCTTGATTCTTTCGTTTGATTTCAAAACCGAATAGTTCTGCCATTGATTTACCTCATATTGTAAAAGTATTTAGGGTCCCCTGAGAGACCCTAAATTCAAAGTTTGGTCTAGTTGCCGCCAGCGTTTCCAGTAGTTCCGCCAGTAACTTCCCACCAATCATACTGGAAGGTTACCTGGAATTCCTGAAGCACGTCGGTGCCATTCCAATCAACATCCATCTCTGTAATGTTAACTGGGAATAAACCATTAAATGTATATTCTCTAATCGGCGTACCAGTTTTTGAGAACTGGGTTATCTGACCTTGAGATTTGTAAGACAAGTCTGAAGCGCTACCGAAACCACGTACGTTACCGACGTGTGAGTTGATGTTCTGCATCCACTCTTCCATTGCGTTTCTGATTAAAAAGTCTTCATCGTTGATTACAGTTACAGTCCACTCTGCGAATGTTCTATCACCTGCGATCTTAGTCTTTCTTCCGAAGTAAGGAACTTCAATGAAGCCCAGCGTTGCCGCTGGAACTTGAGAAGCTCTTACTAGGAATGGTGTTTTTAAATCGCCGGCACTGTTCGCTGGGTTAGTGATATTACACTGGAACAGCGTAGGTCTAGCACCACCAAGAGTTAGCTGAGATCTGATTTCATTTATATTAAAAGCCATTTGATACTCCTATCTAGTATTTAGTCCTAAAACTGACCTACGATTTCGTTAAATTCGACACCGGTTCGTACTGCGACAAAGTTCAGTTGAATGAAGTTAATGGACTTAGCTGGCTTGACATAAATGTCACCAATGAATCTATTACCGTCAATCACTTCACCTGTATTATTTGTTTCGTCACAAACTACTTTGAAGTCATATATTCCACGTCTACCTTGGATGTCTCTTAGGAAAGGTTCAACAAGATTTTTAAACTGTGATCTTGTGAACGGATCGTTAAATTCGAACAATGTAAACTTAGATGCTGTAGCAATTGCTTTCTCTAGTACAATGAATAGTCTTCTAACATTGATTCTATCGAATGCAGATGGCTTACCTAGGAGAGTCTTATCACCATACAAGACCGTGCCTTGACCTGGGAAAGTTACAACTGGGTTAACATCGGCTTGATATAAAATATCTCTATCTGCCTTTTTAGGGTTGTAAGCAAGTTTAACAATGTTTTTAACTGAGCCTCTGTTGAATCCAGCAGGTGAGAACCAAGCATCTCTCAATGCATCTGTTCTTACTGTTAGACCAGCAATGTCACCATTTAATGGTACCCAAGTATAAACATCATTGTACTTATCGTACTGGTATTTATAACCACTGTCAAGGAAGGCATATGAACTAGCTGTTAGTCCATTACGGAAAGTGATGATGTCATCTCTTTCGCCGTTCTCATTATTGACAACGTCGCCTCTTTCTGGTGATATAAATGCTACACAGTCTTTTCTTGAATCAGCAATGTTATCGATCAAGTGGTTAGCTAGTGCATTACCATTTGTTCCGCCAATTCCTTTACCTTGTAACAACAATGAAACGTCAACATCTTCTGGTGACTTGTATAAGTCGTATCCACCGATGACTGTTCCTACTGCAATTGTACTCTCGTTGGCTGAGTCTACTCCACCTTGTAGGCGATCGTAGTCTGCTGATTGAGTAGTAAGAGCTGTTGAAGCTGCTGATGTTGTATTTGCTGCTAGGTTGTAAGCACCTTTAGCATAGATCCAGTTAGACTGCTTCTCGATCTTCTCGATCCAGAAGTTAGACTCGCCTGATTCTGTTTTTGCGTCAGTTGCTCTTGATGCACCTTCGTATACTTCTAGGATAGTTCCTGGAGTACCTGAGATGTTACCATCAACGTCCTGTACTACAACGTGGATCTCATCGCCAGCTCCGCCTTTAGCAGATACGTATGGTGATGTTCCTGGTGCAGCTGATACGACGTCATAGTGACCCCAATATCTTGTGAACCCTAGTGTAGCAATGTTAGTAGCACCAGTATACTTTCTATCGAATGTAAACGTGGTGGAGTTAGCTGCTGCAACTGTAAATACATGCTCGCCAACGCCTGGTGAGCTGTTACCCACCTTAATTTTATCTCCAACTACAACAAGTGCTGTACCAGTAACCGACTCGTCTTGTGAACAAGTAGCTCCTGTGTTGCCTGCAACGATTGAGATTGTACCCGTAGCGACTTCAGAATAATCATTAGCTGTTCTACATGTTGAAACTCTTATGGAGTTGCCAAGTGTGCCTGCATAACGCGCGTTGAATATATCTGTTGACCCTGGGGTATATGATTGTAACGCGTCATCGTTTTTGATCAGATCTGGTGTAGCGCCAGTTGATATGGCGTTTCTTGCAGCTGTGTCAGCGACTCTGGTTACATATAGTTTATTTCCGTAAGCTAAAAAGTTAGCTGCCGAGAAAAATGTTTCTGGGTTGAACCCAGTTACTGGCTTTCCGAATCGTGCCGCAAGAGATTCTTCGCTGTCTAGTAAGACACGAGTATCAATTGGACCCCATTTGAAAACACCTGCTAAGGCACCTTCAGTAGTAGAAACCGCTGGGACGACTGTCGTCAAATCGATTTCTGATACGTTTACGCCTGGACTGACCTGAAATGGCATTTTGTTCTCCTTTCATTTTGTGGTAGATTATAAGCTCTGTTATATTTATAATACTTGGGATTAGAAGCCTTGATCCGAGGAATACAAACCATCTATTCCATCGTAATCTAAAGCATCCCAAGATATCATCTCTCCGCCTTTGAATTCATCATTGTCTGTGGAGAGGTTATTACCTGCTCCGTCTTCAATGAACCCGAAAGGCAATAGCTCGTCTTCTATCGCTTGTTCGTTTTGTGCATATAGATTTTTTCGTATATCTATATCCGTTAATTGTTTGAAGTAGTCTTGACTGGTTAACCAAGCAAATAGCACTAAGCACATTGCAAGATCGTCCGTCATACCATCTTCAGCCTCGTATGTAGTACCTCTTTTGTTAGCTACAAATGTAGTTAGCTCAGAGAGCACATCAAAATCACTGATGTAAAGTCTATCATTTTCGACAATAGTCTTGAGGTTAGAACAACCAATCCTCTTTAATGAAGATGTCGTTCTGACCCCTAGTTGAGTATCGCCGCCACCAAATCCACCGCCGACTATTTGACCTGCTCGTCCCTTCCACTGAGCCTTGATCAAACCTTCGTA